CGGGCCCGGCGGCGGGGGCGGGGGGCGGGGGGGGGGGGGGGGGGGGGGGGGCGGGGGGGGGCGGGGGCGGGGCCCCCCCCCCCGCGCCCCTAACCCTCAGGAAGCGAGGACGCGATGGCGGCCTACAGCGCCGACCTCCTCCATGTCCACGACGGCGACACCATGCGGTTTCGCATCACGCTCGGATTCGGCATCGAGGTCGAGCACAACATCCGCCTTCTCGGCGTCAACGCCCCCGAACTCTCCACACCCGCCGGCAAGACCTCCGCAGCCTGGGCCACCGCATGGTTCGCCGCCCACCCAGGCCCATACAAGCTGGACAGCAACCCGGCCCGCGCGGAGGACAAGTACGGAAGGTACTTGACGTCCGTCGTTGCCGCCGACGGCACTGACCTTGCGACCGAGCTCCTCGCCGCTGGCCAGGCCGTCCCCTACCCCTGACGCCCCTCACCCCTGCAGGGCCCCGCCACTCCCCGGGCGGGGCCTTCGTCGTACCGCCCCCCTCCACAAGCCGCCGGCCCGGACCGCTCTGAGGGGGGCAGGTCCGGGCCGGCCACACCAGGGAGAACGCCGTGAACGCACCCGGCACCGACGCGCAGGACATCACCAACCCGCCGCTCATCCCCCTGGACACCCCCCCCACGGCCCCCCGACCCCGCCGCACGTCCGCCGCCGCGGCGAAGGCCGGTCCCGGCGAGGGCCCGCGGATCGCCTACCAGTCCCCGCGCTGCACCCTGTACGCCGGGGACTGTGTCGACGCCGTCGGTATCCTCCCGACCGTCGACCTGCTCTGCACCGACCCCCCATACGGCGTCCGTTGGAACTCCGGCATGAACAACGGCCGGTTCGGTGAGCTGCTCGGCGACGACGGCACCCTCGACGTGCCCGGCCTCCTCGGCACCCTCACCCGCGCCCACCTCCGGGAGAAGCGCCACGTGTACGTGTTCGGCTACCGGCCCGACCAGCTCGCCGAACCCATGCAGCTCGGCGGCACCGCCGAACTCATCTGGGACAAAGTCGCCATCGGCCTGGGCGACCTCACCCGGCCATGGGCACCGCAGCACGAACCCATCACCTTCGGCGCCCGCTACCCGAGCAAGGCCGCCCGTGCACAGGGACGCGGCCGGCTGACCGCCCGCCTCCGCGCCGGCAGCATCCTCCGCCACGCCCGACCGGTCGGCCGCCAGGTCAACCGGCACCCCACCGAGAAACCCGTCCCTCTCATGGCCGAACTCATCGAGTCGTCCACCCGCCGCGGCGAACTGGTCCTCGACCCGTTCGCCGGCTCCGGCTCCACCCTCGTCGCCGCACTCATCACCGGCCGCCACGCCATCGGCATCGAACTCGACGAGCGGTACGTCGCCGTCGCCATCGACCGGATCCGGCAGGCCGAACAGGTCGCCGACCTCATCGCCGCCGCCTGAACACTCGGCAACCGAGACGGAGGAACCACGACCATGAGCAGCGACACCCCCGACCCCGTCCACGGCACCGAGGCAGACCGCTGGGGCGGATGGTCCTGGCGCGACCCGAGCCGCGGTGAGCACTACCGCACCTGCAGCCACTGCGGATCGATCCACCCCGACGACCTCGCCGCCGAACCCAACGCGCAGGCGCACTGGGCGGACGCCAAGTACGGCTGGCCGCACAAGCTGTACATCGACGTACCGAATCGGGAACCCGGCCGTCTGTTCGTCATCGGCACCAGCAACTCCACGAACCCTCCGGCCCCCACCGGCTGGGTTCCGGTCGGCGAACTCCCCGACGGCACCGACACCGGCGGCTGGCGCGACCTCGGCGCCTACCGGTGGGTGATGGTCGGCCCCAGGCCCAAGCACCACGCCAAGCTGTACAGCGTCCACCTCGTCGACCCGGCCATCGGGCAGGCCACTCTCGACCGCATCGCCCAGGTCTCCGGCCTCCGCTTCGCCTTCGAGAACGGCCGGGTCCACTGGACCCCCACCGAGGCCGCCGGGTGACCCAGCCCGACCCGGACCGCTGGCACGCCCTCGACGCGCCCTTCACCACCTGGGACACGTGGCAGCCCGCCCCCGGAACCTGCTCCCGCTGCAGGCAGCCCGCCGAACAGGGCACGACCCGCTGGTGGCACCTCGACACCCCGTGCACCGACCGCGGACGCCCGGCCCGCTTCGTCCCCCTCCAGGACCACGCCGCAGCCTGACCCGGCCCCCGGCGAACCCCCGCACCGCACCCCCCGCCGGAGGAACCACCATGGCCAACATCGTCCCCAACATCGCCCTCGGCCGCTCCAAGGCGTTCGCCGACGCCGTCGGCACCGGCAACGCCGCCCTCATCGTCATCCCCGTCGAAACGAGCGGCCTCGAGGCCGACAGCGTCCTGCGCGACAAGGCCGACGTCGCCGCGTTCTTCGTCGGCGCCACGAACGAGCAGACGACGATGGGCCGCAAGACGATCACCAGCGTCACCGGCGCCGTCGACAACACCAACGACAGGTACGCCGTCGACTGCGCGGACATCACCTGGACCGCCGCCTCCGGCAACGCCATCTCCAAGCTCCTGTTCGCGTTCGACAACGACACCACCACCGGCACCGACTCCAACCTCGTGCCGTGGGTCCTCGTCGACTTCGTGATCACCCCGGACGGCAGCGACGTGACGGCAACGATCACGGACTTCATCCGGATCACCTCCGCGGCCTGACCACCCTCACAAGCCCGGGAGGCGGCGAGCCGTGGCCACCAGGTTCTGGCTGACATCCGCAGCCCCGCCCTACACCCCCACCACCCGACGCGGTGCCTGGGACGTCGCCACCGGCGAAGACATCCAACTGCTCGGACGCAAGCCCCAAGGCTCCGCGGGCACATCGTCCATCAACGTCGGATCCACCGCCGCCGACCGCGACATCCTCCTCCACCGCTCCATCAGCGCAGGCGCCGTCAAAGCCGGCACCCTGTCCGGCACCGTGCAGTGGACCATCGGCGTCAAAGAGTCCAACGTCGACCTCAACGGCTTCTGGCACCTCCACGTCTACGTCACGTCCGGCGACTCCGACACCCCCCGCGGCACCCTCCTCACCGACTACATCGGCGCCACGGAATTCACCACCACCGCCACCGGCAGCACCGCCGGCGCACAGACCGTCACACCCGTCGCCGTCCAGATCGGCGACCGCATCGTCGCCGAAATCGGCTACCGCGCGAACGCCCTCGCCACCACGTACAACGCCACGATCAACTACGGCAACGTCGGCGGCACCGACCTCGCGTCCGGCGACACCGCCGTCACCACCGAACCCGGCTGGATCGAGTTCTCCGGCGCCGACGGCCTCTTCACCCCCGCCCTCACCACCCTCACCGACACCTTCACCACCGGCGTCAGCGGCACCCTGTGGAACACCACCGCAGGCGTCAGCGGCACCGGCGGCCGGGCCCGCATCAACTGCACCACCACCCTCGCCGACATGTACACCGTCGGCGCCTACGAGATCCAAGGCGCCCAGCTCGCCTTCCAGGTCCCCACCCTGCCCGCGGCCGGCGGCGGCTCCACCGTCACCTTCAGCGCCTACCTCTCCGCCGGGCCGACCATCTCCAACACCAACCTGGAATTCGAGTACTCCCCGGTCACCGGAAACCTCGTCCTGCGGAACAACGTCGGCGGCTCCGACGCCTCACCGACCACCCTCACCTACAACGCCACCTCCCACGCCTGGTGGCGCTTCCGTGAGACCGGCGGCTCCCTCCTCATGGAGACCAGCCCCGACAACACGACCTGGACCACCCAGCGCACCATCGCCGCCCCCACCCAGTGGATGCGCCTCGGCACCCTCATCGGCTACTTCGAGTCGCAGCGCTCCGCAGGCACCAGCGACTTCGCCGAGATCGACAACGTCAACCCGGCCGCCGGCCACACCATCGCCGTCACCCCCGCCGCAGAGACCAGCACCGCCCAGACCGTGGGACGCGCCAAGGCCCTCGCCCCCGGCCGGGCCGCCGACGTCGACACCGCGCAGACCGTCCCCAGGACCAAGCGGCTCACCGCGGCACCTGCAGGCAGCGTCGACACCGCCCAGACTCTCGCCCGGGCCAAACGCGCCACCACGGCCCCCGCGACGGAAACCAGCACCGCCCAGACCCCCGGGCGCGCCAAGCACACCCCGGCAGGCACCGCCACCGAAACGAGCACGGCCCGGCCCGCCACCAGCACAAAAACCCGCAGCATCACCGCGGCCAACAGCCTCGACACCGCCACCCCGGCAGGCGCAGCAAAGCACCTCGGCACAGCCCCCGCCACAGAGACCAGCACCGCCCTCGGCTCCACCCGCTCCGGCCGAACCATCGCCGTCACCCCCGCCGCAGAGACCAGCACCGGCCAGACCCCGGGACGCGCCAAGAACCTCACCCCCGGCCGGCCCGCAGAACTCGACACCGCCAACGGGCCCACCCACACAGGCCACCAGCTCGGCACCGTCCGCACCGGCCCACCCCGCACCCGCTGGACCCCCGGCCGCAACCGAACCCGATGGACCAGCGGAGCAGCGAGGAGCAACGCCATGGACCGCGACGGCACCGAACTCCTCCAGCTCCCCGTCTACGCCGACACCGACCCCTCCAGCTACCCCGTCCGGATCGCGATCCTCCCCCCAGGAGAACGCCCCACCACCGGCGACTGGCACACCGCCGCCTGGGCAACCGTCAACGGCATCCCCCACGCCCAGCTCCTCATCGGCCCCGACGGCGGCGCCATCACCCTCGGACCCGGCACCTGGACACCCTGGATCGACATCACCGCCACCCCCGAACACCCCCACCTCGAAGGCGTCGCCTTCAGCATCACCTGACCGGACGGGAGCAGCGCGTGAAGCCGGCCGGCATGTTCTTCGACCCGGCCGTCCCGTACTCCGAAGACCCCGCCGCCGGCGGCACCTGGCACTGGCCCCCGAGGAGCTGACCATGACCACCACCCCGTACAGCCCGGACACCGCCTGCGCACTCGGCATCGGCGCCACCTCGTCGGGCTTCGTCCGCGAGACGGACGTCACCTGGGATGGCGCCCTCGACAGCTACAACCTCCGCTCGATCGAGCAGCGATCCGCAGTCATGGCCGCCTACCTGCGCGACAGCGTCGCCGCCCTGCGGGCCGTACTCGCGCCGCCCACTGCCACCGTCCGCATCATGTGCGCCGGAGACAGCATCACTGTCGGCACCGGCTCCACTGCCACTGGCCAGATGGACGCCTACGGCAACGGGATCGGCGGCAGCGGCTACCGGCCGTGGCTGGTCGACCTTCTCGCCCAGCGGCGCATCGCCGCACCGCTCACCGTCGTCGCCCAAGGCGGGCAGACCCTGCGGACCATGACGCCGCCCATCCTCGCTGCGCTGCCGGCCGCGCAGCCGGACATCGTCCTGATCTACCTGGGCACCAACGACATCGGGGCCGCGAACGACGCCGGCGCGGACTGGCAAAGCCGGTACGCCAGCCTGGTCGACCAGATCCTCGCCAGTAGCTCGACCGTCAAGGTCGTCTGCGGCCGCCTCGCGCACTACCGCGACCCCGGCATGATCAGCCGTGCCGACTCGCTCAACACCCTCATCGACGGCGTGGTGAACGCGAGGAAAGCCGCCGGCCGCGTCACCTCCGCCGACATGTCCGTCCTCACCGGCATGTGGACCTCCGACGGCACCCACCCCGTCGACGCCGCCTACGTCGTCATGGCCCAGCAGTGGACCAACGCCATCACGCCCTGGCTGCCCGCCACCTGAAGGAGGCCGCGATGGCAGAGAAATGCGGAGCGAAGACCCGGCAGGAAGGATCCGCCGAGTTCTGCGGCCGTCCCGCCGGCTGGGGCACCGACCACGTCGGCTACCTGACTTGCAAGTTGCACAGCGGGAACACCAAGTCACAGAAGATTGCCGCAGCGAAGCTCAAGGCGGAACGCGAGGCCCGCACCCTCCTCGCCGACCTCCAGGCCGAACCCGTCGACGACCCGCTCACCGCGCTCTCCCACCTCGCCGGACAGATCGTCGCCTGGCAGAAGGCCGTCGCGGCGCTCGTCAACCGGCTCGGCGAGGACAGCATCCGATACGAAGGCAACACGGGGGCGGAGCAGCTCCGCGCCGAGATCGGCATGTACGAGCGGGCCATGGACCGCGCCGGAAAGGTGCTGGCGGACATCGCCCGCCTCGACATCGACGCCCGTCTCGCCCGTATCGAGGAGGAGAAGGCCCGCGTCCTCATGGAGGCGGTGCAGGCCGGCCTCGCCGCGATCAGCGTGACGCCGGAGCAGGCCGCGACGGTGAAGAAGGTCATGGCCCGGCACCTGCGGGCCGTCCAGTAGAACACGGGGGTGCCTGTTGCGCCTCGACGCGTTCACACTCCTCGCCGACCAGCTCGAAGACGACGAGGCGCAGCTGGCCCGCGCCTCCGACTACGCCGCCGACCCCGCCCTGTGGGCCCGGGAGAAGCTCGGCGAACACCTGTGGTCGAAGCAGGTCCAGATCGCCGAGTCCGTGCGGGACAACCGGCTGACGGCGGTTCAGTCCTGCCACGGCGTCGGCAAGTCTTGGACCGCGTCCAGGCTGACCGCCTGGTGGCTCGACATCCACCCGCCCGGCGAGGCCAGGGTCGTCACCACCGCCCCTACCGGCGACCAGGTGAAGGCGATCCTGTGGTCGGAGATCAACGCCGCGTTCGCGATCGCCGCGGCACGCGGCAACCCGCTGCCGGGCCGCATCAACGAGACGGATTGGAAGCTCGGCAAGCGGCTGATCGCGTTCGGCCGCAAGCCGTCCGACTACAACCAGCACGCGTTCCAGGGCATCCACGCCAAGTACGTCCTCGTGATCATCGACGAGGCGTGCGGCGTCACCAAACAGTTCTGGACCGCCGCCAACGCGATCGCCACCGGTGAGCACTGCCGGATCCTGGCGATCGGGAACCCGGACGACCCGGGTAGCCAGTTCGCGCGGGTGTGCGCCAACACTGCCCGGTGGAACGTCATCCGCATCTCGGCTTTCGACACCCCGAACTTCACCACCGAGCAGGTCCCGGAGGATCTGCGGCCGATGCTCGTCTCCCACGCGTACGAAGAGGACATGCGCGTCGAGTTCGGCGAGCAGTCCCCCACCTACATCTCCAAGGTGCTGGGCCTGTTCCCGTCCGACGCCGAGGACGGTGTCGTCCGGCTGTCCGCGATCCGGGCCTGCACCACCCCTCCGCCCACCCCTCTGCTGCACACCGACCTGGCGCCGGTCCATCTCGGCGTCGACCTCGGCGCGGGCGGCGACGAGACCGTCATCCGGGAACGCCGCGGGCTCCGTGTCGGGCGTGAGTGGCGCAGTCGCGACCGCGACTCGGCGAAGGTCGTCGCGGAGATTATTCACGCGATCCGGCTCACCAAGGCCACCAAGGTCAAGGTCGACTCGATCGGGATCGGCTGGGGCATCGTCGGCGCGCTGCGGGAGAAGCAGCAGCAGGGCGAACACGACGCGGACATCGTCGGCGTCAATGTGTCCGAGGCCAGCAGCGAGCCGCAGAAGTACGCGCGGCTGCGCTCCCAGATCTGGTGGCAGGTCGGCCGCCAGCTCTCCGAGGACCGCGGCTGGGACCTGTCCGAACTCGACGCGGACGACCGAGAGCGGCTCGTCTCCCAGCTGACTGCACCCAAGTACACGACGGACGCTTCCGGGCGGATCGTTGTCGAACCCAAGGCCGAGACGAAGAAGCGCATCGGCCGCAGCCCGGACAACGCTGACGCGCTCCTGCTCGCTTTCTACGACGGGCCCGGCGGGCACGGCGACGCCATGGGCTGGCTCCAGCAGTACCGAAACGGATAGGAGGGGTGTGACGTGCCGCGCTGGACCAACCCGTTCCGCCGCACCCCTGCCGAGCCTGACATCACCAAGGCCATCTCGATGAGCGGGGCGGCCACGTTCACCTCGCAGCAGGTTGCGGCTCTCCTCGCCTCCAGCACCGTCGGTGGGCAGACGACCGGCGCGATCGTGCCGCTGCCCCGCACGGAGCCGCAGGTCGCGTTCGGCCCGGGCGTGCCACTCATCCCGGGCGCGATCGACCCGCTGAACCCGCGCACGGGCCGGCCGGAGCCGCGCTTCAACGAATACCCCGTGTCCAGCAACCTGCCGGGCGTCAACGACCGGCTGGTGCCGTGGAAGGTCCTGCGGGACGCCGCGGACGTCGGCGGCCTCGCCCGCCGCTGCATCGAGATCCGCAAGGCGGAGATCGCCTCGCTGGAATGGTCCGTCACCATCACTCGCGGCGCTGTCGATGCGGCGCGGGCCGCGCAGCCGGACCGGGCTCCGTCCGAGGTCGAGTCCGAGCTGCGGGAGCGCCTCACCGGTGACATTGCCCGCTGCACTGCGTTCTGGGAGCGCCCGGACCGCGGGCAGGACGAGGACACCGGTGACTGGCTGAGCAAGCTGCTGGAGGAGCACCTTGTTCTCGACGCGATCGCGATCTACCCGCGGCGCACCCTGGGCGGCGACCTGTTCGCGCTGGAGATCCTCGACGGTTCCACGATCAAGCTGCTGCGGGACCACCGTGGCGGCCGGCCCATGCCCCCGAACCCGGCGTACCAGCAGGTGCTGCAGGGCTTCCCCCGCGGCGAGTTCATCGCTGACCAGAACGAGGACGGGACGATCCCCGATTCGTACCGCTCCGACGAGCTGATCTACAAGCGGCGCAACGTCCGCTCCCACACCCCGTACGGGTACTCCGCGGTCGAGCAGGCCCTGGAAGACATCGACGTGTGGCTGCGGCGCCGCAAGTGGATCCGCGACGAGTACACGGAGGGAACGGTCCCGACCGGGCTGCTGCGCAACAGCGGCGCCTCGGGCTGGTCCCCGGCGCAGACGTCCGAGTACGAGACGCTGCTGAACGACGCCTACTCGACGACCGGGGCGCGGCACCGGCTGCGGGTCCTGCCCCCGGGTATGGAGCTGGAGACGCAGTCGGACGCCGCGGAGCGGTACAAGCCCGAGTACGACCTTTTCCTCATCAAGCTGATCGCCGCGCACTTCGACGTGACGATCGCCGAGCTCGGCTTCACCGAGCAGGGTGGGCTCGGTTCGTCCGGATGGCACGAAGGCCAGGCCGACGTCCAGCAGCGCAAGGCGACCATGCCGACACTGCGGTGGCTGCAGCAGCTCGTCACCACGATCTCCCGCCAGCACCTCGGCATGCCGACCGAGCTGGAGTTCCGCTTCCTCGGCCTGGAAGAGGAAGGAGAGGCTGCGGCCGACGAGGTTGCGAAGGCCCGCGTCGCGGACGGCCGGATGACATACAACGAGGACCGCGACCGCATGGGCATGCCTCGGTACGACTTCCCCGAGGCGGACATGCCGATGATCCGCACCAGCCGCGGCCTCGTGTTCCTCAACGGCGCCTCCGAGCTTGTCCCTCCGGGCGAGCTGGTCGGCGCAGTTCAGGGGCATCCGCTATCGGATGCGGACGCAGACGGCATCCTCGACGCCCCGCAAGGCCCGGACACGGACACCGCGGGCGACACGGACACCGACACGGCCGACGCCGGTGACAACACCGACGACCGTGACACGCAGGTCAAGACGGAAATCGCCGCGTACCGCAGGTGGGCCCGCAAGAACCCCGACCCGCGGCGCCCGTTCCGGTTCGCTGTCGTCACCAAGGCCGACGCCCCCGACCTCCCGGCCGGGCACGTCACCTACGCAGGCGGTGACCCGGCCCCAAAAGCTGAACGCCCGGCCGCATGGCCGGGCTGGGACCGTGACCAGTCCACCGCAGCCCTGTGGGCAAGGCGCCTCGCCAGGCAGGCCGTCGACTCCACCGACGCGGACGCGCTGGCCGAGGCGTGGCTCGCCGAGCAGCTCCCCGCCGACCGTCCCGACACGGACGGAGACGAGGACGACTCGTGGGCGGTACTCGCCGCCCACGGCTTCCTCAACCGGCGCGGCGTCGACCTGGCGCAGCTCCTGCCGGTCCTGCGCCTGATCTGGGCCGAGGGCTGGGCGCTCGGCTGGTTCTCCGCCCGGTCCGTCCGCACCGGGGAGCCCGCGAGTTGGGCCTGGCCGGAGGGCGACGCCGAAGCGGCACTGCGGTCGTTGCCCGACGACGTGCGCCAGGACTTCGACGTGTGGGCGCAGCGCGCAGCCGCGCAGGCCCCGCACACCGGACGGATGAACGCCCTGGCGCGGCTTCTCGCTGAGGCCGTGACCGGTCACCTGACTGCCCGGCAGCTCTCCGGCGCCATCCGCCAGCTGCTCAGCGATCAGGCGTGGGCGGCGATGACGGCCCTGACCGAGCTGGTCCGCGCCCAGTCCGCTGCCGCAACCGTCGCATACAGGCAGTCCGGCACTGCACTGGTCCAGTGGACCGCCGAGCCGGACAACGTCACCTGTGTGCGCTGCCTCGACCTCGAAGCGGCCGGCCCGGTCCCGATCGGTTCGGTCTGGCCGGACGGCACGACCGCCCCGCCGGCACACCCGCGCTGCCGCTGCTACCTGACACCCGCCTGACGACACAGCGCCGCCCGCGCCACGGGCAAGGAGGAAACATGTCCGACACTGCCTACGCGTGGGCGCCGATCACGAAGACCGTCCAGGAAGACGACGGAACGCTGCTCGTGTACGGGCCGGCCGCATCGTCCGCCCTGGACCGGGACCAGCAGCGCCTTGACGAGACCTGGCTCGACCAGGCCATGCCCCGGTGGATGGCCGAGGGTGGGGGCGTCCGGGAGCAGCACGACAGCAAGCGGGCCGTCGGGGTGGGTGTCGGCCTGTCGAAGGGCGACGACGGTACACACCTGCTGGCCGCCCGGATCGTTGACCCGGTCGCCATCAAGAAGATCGAGCACGGGGTGCTGCGGGGCTTCTCTGTCGGCATCAAGAATCCGAAGGTCCAGATGGGCAAGGCGGACGCCCCGAACGGTCTGGTCGTCGGCGGTGACGTGATCGAGGTATCGGTCGTGGACCGGCCGGCGAACCCTGAGTGCCGCTTCGACATGGCGAAGGCCGACGCCGCTGGCGAGTTGCAGCTTGTCGAGGACGCCCAGGTCGTCGAGAAGACGGACGGGCCTGGCGCCATCACCGTGTCGGTCGCGGGTTCGATCCTGTCGATGGACGACCTTCGGGCACTGGTCGGCGAACAGATGGTCAAGCTCGGCGCCAACGTCCCCATCGCGAAAGCCGACCTGAGCACCGCGGGCCGCAAGAAGGCCGCTGCCTCGGGTGCTGCAATGCCTGACGGCTCGTACCCCATCACCACGAAGGCCGACCTGCGGAAGGCCATCAAGGCGGTCGGCCGTGGCGGAACCGACCACGACGCCATCCGGCGCCACATCATCACCCGGGCCAAGGCCCTCGGACTGGAGGCCATGGTGCCCACCGACTGGAACGCTGACGGCAGCATCGACGACACGCAGAAGGCCGACATGGTCGCGAAGGCCGAGCAGGTCCTGCGCGACGTGCGCGGCCTCCTGCCGGACCTGGCGAAGGCCGATGACGAGCCCGACAGCGAGCCGCCCGCAGGCGAGACCGAAGGCGGCGACGAAGCCCCCGACATCGCCACCGCCGGTGAGGCCATCGCCGCGATCGCCAAGCTGATCATCTCCGAGGCCGAGTCCCTCGCCGCCGGCAACATCAACGAGGCGTGCGACATCGCCCTCCTCCTCGACGCCGTCCGCTCCCTCAAGTGGTTCCAGGACAACGAGCGCTACGAGGAGACCGCCATGGCCGAAGCCGCGAAGACCGACACCACCGAGACGGCCGACAACGCCAAGACCGACGCCGTCACCCCGCAGCCCGACACCGAGGCCGCACCCAAGACCACCGAGACCCCCCAGGTCCCGGACACCCTCAAGGCCGACATCGCCGACCTGGTGAAGTCCGCCGTGGCAGAGGCCAGCAAGACCGCAGAGGAGCGCATCAACGCGCTCGCGGCCGACCTGGCGAAGGCCCACGGCGAGCTGACCGCCATCAAGGCGCAGCCCGCCCCCGGCGGCCCCGTCCTCGCACGGACCGCCACCCAGCAGCAGCAGGCCCGCGCCTCCGACGCCGACCGCATGCGAGCCGAAGCCGCCGAGCTCATGGCCAAGGCAGACAACGTGTCCGACCGGACCCTGCGCGACGGCTACATCGAGCGAGCCCAGGCGCTCCTCATCAAGGCCGACGACTGACCCGCTGCCGCACCGCCTCACCTCTGGCCACACCCGCCCCGCCACCGTGCGGGGCATTCGCATGAAAGGAGCCCGTCGTGGCTCTCCCCAACGTGGACGTCCTCTTCGGCGAGTCCCCGGACGCTCCCGCGCTCAGCAAGACCGAGCTGTCGACCCGCTTCGACCGCCTCATGGGCGCCATCGACGCGGCCCCGAGCCGCAACGTCGGCCCGGACGACATGGTCCGCGCCTTCTCGCAGGGCCACGGCCTCGACTTCTCCCCGCAGCCGACCAACGCCTTCGGCATGATCTCGAAGGCGCTGGAGACCCCCGAGCTGGTCAAGGGCATCTCCGCGGACGCCCTCGCCTCCGTGACCGGAGCCCTCGCCGAGCTGAAGGCCCAGCAGCCGGACCTGGTCAAGGACCTGACCCTGACCTCACCGGTCTCGTCCGGCCTGGTCGCGTTCGACCTCGAAGCGCCCGCTAAGATGCTCGCCCCCCGCCCGACCCCGCTCCGCAACCGCATCCCGCGGAAGAAGGGCGTCGGCACCTCCCACCGCTTCAAGACGATCAGCGGGTTCACCGGTACCGGCACCGGCGGCGTCGGCTCGATCCACCCCGGCATCGCCGACACCACCCAGAACAACTTCGCCCCCTCGGGTGCGAGCAACTCGCTGTACTACGCGCGCGGCCCGAAGATCAGCTACGCGGGTTTCGACACCGTCGTCCCCTACTCGCAGTTCTCCGTGTCTGACCAGGTGACCTGGTCCGCGCAGTACGCCGGCCAGGGCTACCAGGACGTGCGCCAGCTCTCCCGCACCAGCCTGCTGTACTCCAGCATGCTGCTGGAGGAGCGCATGCTCCTCATGGGCCGCGGCACCGGCTCCGGCTTCCTCGGCGCGATCGCCGCGCCGACCGGCGTCACCCTGACCGCCCGCTCCGCCACCGGCAGCGAGGTCGGCATCTCCGGCATCACCACCAACGTGTACGCGAAGGTGACCTCAGACGCGGGCGACTTCGGCCAGTCCGTGCTGTCCTCCGCGGGCAACGTCGCCGCCTCGAACGGGCAGGTCATCGACGTCACGTTCACCCTGCCCGCCGGCGCGCTCGGCGCCCGCGTGTACGTGTCGACCGGCGCCTCCGACCCCGGCGACGCGTCCCGCTGGTACATCGGCCGGACCGGCTACAACACGTACACCATCCAGGGCGCCCTGCCGACCTCCGGCACCGCCGCCTCCACCGTCACCGCCGACACCACCGCCTACGCGAACGGCTACGACGGCATCCTGCCGATCTGCACCGGCGCGAACAGCGGCTACGTCAACCGCCTCAACGCGGCCTTCTCCACCGCCAACCCGGGCGTCGAGTTCCAGAACGCGTTCGCGGCCCTGTACGACGCCTGCAAGGCCGACCCGGACCGTGTCCTGCTGAACGGCGCGGACCGCAAGCAGCTGTCCGACGCGCTGAAGGTCGGCGCAGCGAACAACGGCTACCGCCTGAACCTGACCCAGAACGAGCTGACCGGCGTCACCCTGGGCGACGTCGTCACCAGCCTCGTCAACGAGCTCACCGGCAAGATCGTGAACCTTGAGGTTCACCCGTGGATGCCGCAGGGCAACGCGCCGATCATCTCGGACACCCTGCCCCTCCCGGACTCCGAGGTCTCCGACGTGTGGTCGGTGTTCAACGTCCAGGACCTGATGGGCGTGGACTGGCCGGTCACGCAGTTCGCCTACGAGGCGAGCTCGTACTGGTACGGGGCGTTCGTGTGCTACGCACCGGGCTTCAACGGCGCGATCACCGGCATCAAGAAGCAGTAGCAGGACCGTGGGCCGCCGCCGAAAGCTGGCGGCGGCCCTCCCCGCCCACCCTCGGAGGCCACCATGGCACGCCTGTGCCTTCCCGACGGCGCCGTGCGCGGTGTCGACGTCCAGGGCGCCATCACTGGCGCCACCACCACGTACAACGCAGGCCGGGACGGCACGATCACCGTGACGAACCGGCAGCACGAGCGGGCCCTGCGAGAGCTCGGCGCGTTCCCCGCGAACCTCGGCGGCCGAACCCGCGGCGGCCGACGCTGCGGCACGTGCGGGTTCGGCTCCTACTTCAACACCTGTTCGCGCTGCGGCAGCACCTGCGACAAGGAGAACTAGCCATGCCCCCTCGCAAGCGAGCCGAGGCCGCTGCCGAGCGGACGGACGACGTCCAGCTCGACCAGACCCTGGACGACACCGCGCCCGAGCAGCCGGCGCCGGTGGAGAAGGCCGCACCGAAGGCCAAGGCAGAGGCGCCGCCGTGCACCGAATGCCTGCCCGACGGCTGGCCAGCCACCGCGACCGCGTTCGGCTGCGAGCACGGGAACTGGGAACGGCACTGATGACCGCCAGCATCATCGCCGGTTCCGGCTACGCGGCCGTCGCCCAGAGCAGCAACCCGAACCTGCCCGCCGCACAGGCCGTTGCCATCACCGACGGCGACGGCGGCCTGCTGTCCCTTGCGGGCGGCGGCCTACCAACGTCCAGCACGGGTGCCGTCGTCAGCCTCACCTACGTCTCCCAGGCACGATCCGCCGACAACGCCGGCGACTCCGTCGACACGACGAAGGTCAGCGCCATGGCGGTGGACGTCAACGTCACCGCACTCACCGGCGGAACCTCGCCCAGTATCACGTTCTTCCTCGACCGGCTCGGCGCCGACGGCGCCTGGTACCGGCTGTGGACGTCCGGCGCGCTCTCCACGACCGGCCAGAGGTCCACGTCCATCGGCGACGGCATGACCGGCGGCACCGTCACCGCTGGCGTCGGCACCGGGCCCGGCGCCTTCCCCGCCACGCTCACCACCCAGGCCCGATTCGGCTGGACCCTGGCCGGGGCCCCCACCTCCATCACGTTCTCCGCATCCGTCGTCAGCCGCCCGTAACGGCCGGAGAGGAGGGGGCATGCCCGCTGCCCCATATGTAGGCGTCGCGGCGTTCAAGGCGCACCCCACCTACCTCGACCTTGACGGGCTCCGTGTCGGCGCCACCACCCAGGCCGAGCAGGACGCCGAGCTGAACAACATCCTGCTCCTCGCGTCGGGATGGGCCGACAACGAGGCCAACCAGCCTCTCGGCGCGCACCTGTTCACGCAGCAGACCCGCAGCCGTATCGACTCCCAGGGCAACCTGCGCTGGCACTCCGAGCACGGCCCCGTCATCACCGTCGGAACCGTCGGCTACGGCTACTCGCCGACCGCGCTGACAAGCATCGACGGCTCCGGGGCTTGGGTGGAGAACGACACCAACATCCTCCTTCCAATCGGTGCGTACTCCGGTGCCTGGTCCGGGTCGCTGCAGTTCGGTGCCCCCGCCGCGAACGGGCAGACGTTCGTACGTGCGGCGGTCGTTGCCGGCTACGTGGCAACCGTCCTCGGGACGGGTGCGCTCGCCGGGGCGACGAGCCTGACGGTCACAGACCCGACGGGCATTGTGCCGGGCGGCACGTACCGGCTGTGGGAGCCGGGTGCGGAGGAGACCGTCACGGTGGCGTCCACGTGGATACCGCCCGCGGTCGGCACGGCGCCGACAAGTACGGCGGTGGCTCTCGCCTCGCCGACCGCCGCAGCGCACACCGCCGGGACGGACCTGTCCGGGATGACACCGGAGCTTCGGCTCGCGGTCACCAGCAAGGCGGTGGCCATGCTGATGCGCCCGGACGTGCAGGTTGAGAACTCCTACCCGAACGCGTCGAACACGTCGTCGATCCGCACCAGGTCCGGTAAGAGCAGCGCGGACTATGCCGCGGACGCCTCCCGGATCCTCGCCTCGTACGGGAGGGTGCGGTGAGTGTCCAGAGCGCCCTGGATGGGATCTGCCAGTACTTCGGCGGCCCGTACGACGGGCCGACCCGCACCTACCGGTCCTCGCCGGTCCACGGGGTGGGTGTGGTGCGGCGGGCGTTCGCGAAACGCGACGACCATGGCGACTACTTCCACGGGATGTCGCCTGGTACCCGAACCGGCTCGGTGATGGTCGTCACGATCTACCGCTCCCACGAGTTCCGGGTTGCTCTCGGCGGCGAGCACGGCGGCATGAAGCAGAGGAACTTCGAGATCGAACTCGGCCTGTTCATCCGCTCCCGTACGCCGTACGCCGAGGACGCGCAAGACGATGTGTACGCGCTGCAGGATGCGCTCGTCGAGCACATCCGGGCTGACCGTACGCTCGGCGGCGCCGTGTTCCAGGCCGGCGAGCACATCGAGCGGTCCGCGCCGGACGGCATCACCTTCCAGTACGGGCAGCCGGAGTCCGCAGCGGACCTCACCAAGTCGTACCTGTCCGTCACCTTCGCCGCGTGCGAGTTCGTCGTGGCCTGACCGGCCGCCTCCCCCATGTCTCTCTGCCTGGAGCTTCGCTATGCCCGCATCCAAGGACACCCCGCCCGAGCCCGCGGCCGAGCCGAAGGACGAGCAGCACGTCGCCCTGGCCGCGTACGAGTACACGGCCGGCTTCGACACCATCTACCTCGCGGTGCCGCTCACCGCGCACCCCACACGCCCTGCCGTGCCGGGTGACGACAACACCCCGGCCGTCCCGGCACAGCCCGCCACCGTCTTCGCGTGGCCCGACGGCCCGCCCGAGGACGGGCGCTGGCAGCCCACCCGCAAGAAGCCCAACCAGGCACCGGACAACGCCGGTCCCGCCATCACAGAGGAGTAACCGGTGCCTACCCCTATCGCATGGGCCCCCGCCCGCCAGTTCCTGGGTATCGCCAACGAGGCGACCCAGGGCACCCCGGTGGCGATGACCTTCACCCAGCTGGTGACGTCCCTCAAGCCCAAGGACATGCCCAAGTTCTTGGAGGACAAGGCCTGGCGCGGAAGCATGGGCACCGACTCGTTCGCGCAGATCGCGGGCGTGAAGGCCGCCGAGTTCGACCTCGGAGGCCCCGTCTACGGTGACGGCATCGGCTTCTTCCTGCGCAACGCCCTCGGGGACCTCTCGACGACCGGCACTCCGACCGGTTCCGGCGCGACGACTCTGCAGGCGCAGGCGGCTGCGGGCGCGACCAGCATCTCAACCGTCGCGAGCATCCCGAACGGCACGCTGATCCAGATCGGCACCGGTGCGACGGCGGAGGTCGTCACCACCGGCACCCCGACCGGCTCCGGCCCGTACGCGATTCCGATCACCACGCCGACCACCGGCCTGGCGTTCGCGCACGCCTCCGCGCAGGCCGTCACCCCCGTGACCGGCCCGTACACGTACGCGTGGTCGCTCCTGAACTCGGGCGCGGGCCAGCCGATCAGCCACACGCTGACGCACTACCTGGGCCCGACCGCTACGTCCGGTGCCCGCCAGTACCCGGGTTCGTGCCTGTCCGAGATGGGCTTCAAGTTCAACGCCGAGTCTGAGCTTCTCTCCTGGTCCGGGAAGGGCACCTCGTTCCCGTCCGTGCCGCTCGGCTCCACCCCGACCGCGAACCCCACCTCGACCCAGCCGATCGCGTCGTGGCAGACGAAGGTCGGCATCGGCGGTCCAGCAACGGGCGGCACCCTCGTGAGCACCGTCATGGACGGCGAGATCACGATGAAGCGCGAACTCGGCGTGTACTACACGGCGACGGGCGTGCAGT